GTCGGACAGCGCCCAGAACGTCGGCGGCGTGACCAGCTGGAGGCGGTGCTCGATCATTAGTCGATCTCAGTGGCAGTCGCCGAGCCGCCGAACCGCGGGCCGGCAAGGGCGATGGCAATACCACCCAGCACCGGCGAGTCCACGACCTCGACAGCTTTCAGGCGCACATACGAATAACCAGCGTTGGCCAGCTCCTCGGCGTGTACCTGGATGGCGTACATCTGCGAGGCGCCAGCCGTCGTGGTAAATCCAGCCGCAGTGCGGGCCGTCATCGCGCCCTGCACGTCGGTCGACGTGATGGACTTCGAATAAAACGGAACGGCAGTCGTGTTGGTCGGGACGATGTCGTCACAGGCTTCGACCGTAATGGTCGAGGTTCCGGTGGCACCAGCGCCCTTGTGGATCAAGAACAGGGCACTGTCGAAATTGCCGAGCGAAACGATGTCGCTAGTTACCGTGCCGCTGAACGCATCGGCCACTGGATCGAGGCCTTTCACGAAGTGGAGGTCATTCAAAAGTTCGTACGGGATCATATTAGTTCCTCCTTGTTAGGCGCGAGCGTCGACCGTCACAAACGGCGACAAAGTGTTGCTGCCCTTGAACGGCGTGATCGGCTGCTTCACGCTGCTCTGACCGTTGACGTCGATGGACCACTTGAACGTCATCTCGTCGTAAATGAACCGGACGTGCATAGACTGCGCAGCGCGTAGACCGCCCTGCGTGATGACGACGTATTTGCTGAGATTCGCCAGCACGACGTCGCCCTTGTCGCCGAGCGTTTCGGCCTGTTCGACAGGGATGACGGGGAAGCCCAAGAAGGTTCCGTACTGGATGGAACCAGCCACGCTGTTGTTGGGCAGAAACACCGGCTGTTGGCCCACGGTAAGCAGCGGGAACTGACCGATGGTGTCGGGGTTGCAGAGCCACACGATGCGGTCGCCCGGCTCGCGGTAGAGGCGTGACAGCATCGAGGTAGCGTTCTCGATGACAAAGGTGTCGGCGGCCTGGCCCGTCTTTTTGGCGACCGAGACCATTAGGGCGCCGCCGTAGTTTTGGACGCTGAAGCCAAGGGGCTTGCCGACGCCGTCGCCGCGCCAGATGGCGTCGTCGAGTTTAAACGCGATTTCGGACGCAAAGGCGTTTTCAAACACGGTGGCCATGGCGGGAGCGTTGCGGAGCAGGCGCTCGGTCGCATAGGCCAAGCACTTCAGGCTTTCCAGGCGGATCTCATGACGAGACAGCTTGGGCTTGGTGGCGGTAGGCGCATCAGCTTCGCCCGTCCAGTAGGCCTGCACGCCGCCCCAGCGAGAGCCGTTGGCGCGGGAGGTCTCGTCGATGTACGGCAGCTCAAGCGAGTCGCTGCCTTCGCCGATCGGGATATTGGTGCAGAGCGGGAAGATCCGCGCCGTTTCGCGGGCCTTGAGCAGGAGCGCCGTCGAGAACTCGGTGCCGATGGCAAAGCCACCGTCCGCGGGAACCGCGGCCGACGCGCCCGAGGCCGTCAGGTTCTGCCCGAACAGTCGCTTATCGATCTGGCCGCCGAGCCCTTGGAAGGCTCCGCGCGGGCTCTGCGCGTACGCAATAGCCGCCAGCTGCTCGCCGACGGACTCGAACGGGCGGGCTGCTTCGTTGTCGCTCGTCACGCGGGCGGGCTCGCGGGTCACGTTCGCCTTGGCGCGGGCTTCAAGAGCCTCGACCGCAGCCAACTGCTCGCGGACGGCCTTCAGTTCGCATTCTTTGCTATCGACCGCCTGCAGATGCGCCACCGGATCGGCGGCACCGCTGGAAGCGGCGAGAACCGCGCTGTACTCGGTTTCGAGCGCGGAGACCTGAGAGAGTAGCTCTCGTTTCGTCATCGTTCCCCCTATTTCCCCAGGACTCGCCAGCGCCGCTGACGCAGCGCCAGTTCATACTGGGCTCTTTGCTGGTCCGCGCTCGGCGCGGCCGTCAAACTCGTTGATAAGATCTTGGCATTCGGGTCCGCGCCGATGGGCACGACCGAGATTTCGTAAGGCTTCCACTTCTTCGCCAGATACTGCTTTACGTCGGCACCGGGCTTCGATTCGACAACGAGCTCGCCGATCTGAACGCCCATGCTTACGTTGCGAAGGATGCCGTCCTGGATGTCCTGCCAGGTGCCATTGACGTCTTCGCGGTTGCTGAACCGCAAAACGGCTCGGTAGCCGTCGTCTGCGCGGCGGGCGGACTCGACCACGCCGATCACGTACTCGGTTACGTGGGCCATGTGGCCGTCGAGAACGGGTGCGCCGGCAGACAGCGCGGAAAGGTCGGCGGAGTCCAGGTCAAAGCGCAGATTCCAGCTTTCGCCCGTCCAGAAGTCGAACCGCTCGACCGTGGCGCCCGAATAAAACAACACCTCGCGGCGCCGCGGGCCTTCGGCCTTCGGCTCTTCGTCGTCGTCCTCCGGCATCGGCATCGGCGCGAGTAGCTGGCCGGCCAACTGAATCTTCATGTCTTCGATCACTGCCTCACCCCCGCTTGGTCAACCGGTATCATCGCGCCCTGCACCAGATACTTTTCGCCGCCGTCGTACGGATTCAGGTTTTCCTTCGCGCGGATCTCGTTCGCGTTTAGGACGCCGATGTTTCGCATCGCGCTGTAGAACGTGGCACGGCTAGCCGCGTCGCCCCTTAGGAGAGCGTCCATGTTGAACTCGGCGTAGTAGGTCTCGGCCTCGCGCGGCCCGAACAACTGCATATTGATCCGCTTCTCAATCCGCGCCAGCCATGGCCGGATCGTGTGAGTCGCAAAGTCGATGCCTTGATGCTCGATGTTGTTGTTCGTGCTTCGCGTAAGATCTTGTATCATGTGCGGCGGCACGCGGAAGATCGAGCAGATGTCGGCCTTCTGATACTGCCTCAGCTCCAGGAACTGCATATCCCGGTGATTGATCGAGACCGACCGTATTTCCGCGCCCTGCTCCAGCACGCCGATTTTGCCCGCGTTGCGAACGCCGCCAAAGTTGGACATCAGCCACGTCTGCAGGTTGTTCCGGGCCTCGTTGCTCAACGCCTGCGGCACGGTCAGATACGAGGGCGGCGTGGCGTTGTTGCGGAAGAAGTTCGCCCCGTAGCCTTCGGCGTCCTGCGTCATGCCTAAGGCCTGCGCCATGTAGCTCACGGGCGAGTGGCCGGTGAGATTGTCCTCGCCGTCGTAGCCCAGTCCGGGGATGTGCATGATGTCAGACGCGGTGTACATCTGGTTGCTGTAGGTGTACACGAGAACGCCCGTCTCCGGATCCCGCGCCACGCGCATTCCGGTTGGCGAGAGCGGCACCAGGCGCACGACGTCGCCGCGCATGTTGGTGACGATGCGGGCGTAGAAGTTGCCGTGGAGGCAGAGGCACTTCGCGGCAAGCTCCCAGAACTCGAAGGCGCTCATGTCGTCATTCGGTGCGTCGTGCAGCAGGTAGTACAGCGGGTGATTCCGGTCAAGTTGCCGCCCGTCAGCCGTGCGCCGGAACACGCCACAGGGCAAAGAGCCGATGCTCTCAGCGATCACGCGCACGCAGGCCCACACAGCGGTGATACGCATGGCCGAGTCCGTGGAGACAAACCACTTCGACCCGTTGATCGGCTTAAACCAGAAGTCGCTATCTGGCGGCGGGGTGGCTCCGAGTTTTACCATCAGTCGGCCGAAGGCATTCATGCGGTATCACGAAACTTTCGAGTCGTGCTAACAGCGTAGCACGAATTTTGTCAACGGTGATACGGGTGTTTTTTTGGGGCGTTCGCCAAAAAAAATGCAATTGGGTATTGCATACCATAAGCGTTTATCCTATATTATCTACATGACACCTCGACAGAGCTTAAAGTATTTGTTGCTAGCTAGTGCGCTGCGCAATAACCACAAAGACAAGGCAACCTTTCGCCGCTCAGCCTTGAGTACGCTGGGCTGCCTTGAAAATGCCACGCTAATCGCCGAGGTTGACCGGCTAGACAGCACGTATATGGGGCTGAAGCGGCTAATCTCTGAAGTCTGGAATCAGTACAAAAAGGAAAACGAATGAAAATTCGCACTGCCGCCGCCGCCCTCGGCAAAAAGGGCGGCAAGGCCAAAGTCGCCAAGGGCTTCAGTAAAATGGACCCCGAACGGCGCTCCGCAATCGCCAAGGCCGCGGCGGCGAAGCGGTGGGGGTCGGCCAAGTCTACCAGCTGATCGTCAGCGGCGTCATGTCCTCGTACACGCTGCGCTCGGCCCGCACGTCCTGAACGCAGATTCCGGTCGCCATTACTGCCGCAATAACCAGGTCATTGCGGCTGGACTCGCGGCGTCGGTCGGAGTG